GCGCATGGCTTCGTAGCTCAGGGGTAGAGCGCTGGCGCATTTGCGACCAGAGGACGCACGTTCGACTCGTGCCGGGGTCATTCGTATAGGCGCACGTGTGGACTATTGATGAACGAACCCAAAATCACCCGCCGCAAAATTAGCGATTACCGCCCGGCTGAAATCAACCCGAATAAGGGATCGCCGCGCGGTGTGCCGGCCATTGTCGATAGCTTGCAATACAACGGGGCAGGGCGCTCGATCCTGGTCGATAAAGACGGTGAGGCCATTGCCGGATCGCACACGATCCAGGCGGCGATGGACGCGGGCTTTACGGATGTCATCGAAATCGAGACGGACGGCACAGACCTCGTGGTCGTCAAACGTGCAGACCTCGACTTGACAACGGATGCGAAGGCGCGTGCGCTGCAACTGGCCGACAATCGCACCACGATTTTAGGCTATATCCAGGATGATGAACTCGTCGCCGGGCTGCTGAACCAGATCGCCGCCGAGGATGCGCGGCTCGTGCAGGCGGCGGGCTTCGATGATGCCGACGTGCGGGCGCTGATGTTCGAGTTGAACCCGCACTTTGACCCGGTAGACGCCAGCGAACAACCGCGCCTCGATCAGAAGAAACCGATTATCTGCCCACAATGCGGCATGGAATTCACGCCGGAATGAGCAAGGTAGCCCTCAAACTCGATTGGTGCAGCCATGAGGCGGCCAAGTTTGCCGTTGAACATTGGCATTACAGCGGGTGTATGCCAGCGGGAAAATAGGTTGCGTGATCTTCAGTCGTGGCGCAAATAATAATATTGGCAGCCCGTATGGATTAAAACAGACGGAAGTCTGTGAGTTAACACGGGTAGCGTTACAAGAGCATCAATCGCCCGTTAGTAAAATTGTTTCGATTGCTATAAAACTGCTGCGCAAGCAATCGCCGGAGATGCGCTTGATAGTTAGTTACGCCGATCAGCAGGCGCAAGGGCATTGTGGCGGCATTTATCAAGCGATGAACTGGTTTTATGTGGGTATCAGCAAGCCGCAGCGCGAGCTGCGGCTTAACGGCGAAATCCTTCATAAACGAACCGCCAATTCACTGTATGGCACAATAACAGGACTGCCCAAGTCTGAGGTGTTGTGGAAGCACAAATATCTCTACCCACTAGACGACGCCATGCGCAAGCAGATTGAACCGCTGCGCAAACCGTATCCCAAACGCGCGAACGAGGCGACCCAGGACGCAGGCGGCGACCAGCCGCAAGAGGGCGGTGCAAATCCGACCCGTTCGCTTAATGAGTAATTCCACGTTATGACACTCAACACGAGCAACGATGACCGCATCGCCTACCGCCGCGAACTGGTTGGCCGCTTTCGCCTGCAAGGGCTATCGCTGCGCCAGATCGCTATTGCGCTGCGCGAGGCGGGCATGGTCAACCCGGACACCGGCAACGCCTACGACGCGGGCACGATCAAGGCCGACGTGGATGCGCTCAAACGCGAATGGCGCAAGAATGCCAACATCGCCACCGAGCAGCACATTGCGCGCCAGTTAGCCGAGTTGCAGGAGGTGAAGCGCATCGGCTTTGCCAAGAGCAACTTGCAGGCGGTGCTGCGCGCGATTGAGGATGAAATGAAACTGCTTGGCACGCCGCAGCCGGATAAAACCGACCTGACCAGCGGCGGGGATAAACTTGGTGCGATTGGAGTAATAGCCATTGACTACCGCAGCGCCCTTTATGCGCTTGCCCCAACTGAGGAGCGATCAGTTCAGGATAGCGACACACCCGGCTAAGACTAAAGTTCTGGCGATGGGGCGGCGCTGGGGCAAGACAATCATGTCTGGCACAATGGCAATGGTTTGCGCTTCGCAAGGCGGGCGCGTGGCCTGGGTTGTGCCAACGTACAAAAACGGGCGTCCATTATGGCGTTGGGCGGAAAGCGTTACCGGCGCGTTAAAGCGCTATGGCGTGCGAATTAATCGCAGCGAACGAACCATCGAGTTTCCCAACAATGGCTTTCTTGGTCTTTATAGTGCCGACAGCGAGGACGGCCTGCGCGGTGAGGCGTTCCATCTGGTCATCGTAGATGAAGCCGCGCGCGTATCCGAAACGACCTATACCGATGTTATCCAGCCGACATTAGCCGATTACGGCGGTGACATTGTGCTGATTAGCACGCCCTACGGCAAGAACTGGTTTTACCATGAATGGGTCAATGCCAGTCAGAACCGTCATGAGGCAATGGCTTGGACGGCTGCCAGCAATGCCAACCCTAACCCCAACATCCGCCGCGCTTTTGATCTGGCGCGCCAGCGCGTACCAGAGCGCACCTTTCGCGCGGAATGGTTAGCCGAATTTGTCGAAGATGGTGGCGAGGTCTTTCGCAATGTGCGCGCCTGTGCAATCGGGGAGTGGCTGGAAAGCGGCATTGCAGGCCGGCGCTATGTGATTGGCGTTGATCTTGCCAAGCTGAATGACTTTACTGTGTTTGTGGTCATCGATATTGAAAACCAGGCCGTCGTTTATTGGGATCGTTTTAATCAAATTGATTACATGATTCAACTGCAACGGCTTCAGGTATTGTGTGATCGGTTTCAACCGCAGACCGTTGTTATCGAACGCAACATCGGAGAGATGTTTATTGAGATGGCTTATCGCATAGGCATTCCGGCTGAGCCATTCCAAACGACTGCCCAAAGTAAACAGAGTCTTATTGACAACCTTGTTTTAGCATTTGAGCGACAGGACATCATCCTGCCGGCGCATCGAGCCGATGTGCTGATTAATGAATTGCAAGCCTTTACAATGGAGCGCTTACCTGCTGGGGCGCTGCGCTACAGCGCGCCGCAAGGGCTGCACGATGATGCTGTTATTGCTCTCGCTTTGGCCTGGCACGCCGTTCAATCTTCTGTTCTGCTTATTCCTATCCTCTTAGGGTGAACTGTGGCTTTTTTAGAGCGTTTCCGACGGACACGCGGATTATCCGCGCCTGAGCCAATGGCCTATGTGTTGCAACCCGATGGGCATGTCATGTCTGTCAAAGCCTACGGCAATAACTATGCGCTTCAGGCTTACGGCAGCCTTTCTAGCTTGCCGCTGTCGGGATCGGCTGAGGGCTACGCGGTTGCTTATCTGGCATCGGTGTGGGCTTATCGAGCAATTGAACTGCGCGTGGATGCCATCGCCCGGCTGCCCTTTACCGTACTGGACACCCGCACGAAGAAAGCCATCCCCGATCACCCACTGCTCACAGCGCTAACCCGCAGTAAGCGCATTATCCCGCGCACAGAACGCACGCGCCTGCTGTATGGCGAAACCTTCTTATGGCCGCGCGCCAATGCCTACGGCTATCGCTATGACATCGTGTGGCTCAATAACCTCGGTGTGGATATAGACACCTCCCAGGGTTATATCACCGAGTTTTACTACCATCCGATTCAGGGCGGGCAATCGCTTAAATTCAAGCCGTCCGACCTGGCTTATATGTACACGGATAACCCGTTCGATGACTTGCGCGGGTTATCCCCCCTGGAAAGCGTGCTGACCGAGATCGGAATTGACCGAGAGCAGGCACGCACGATGCGCAATTTCTATGCCAATGACGCGCGCCCCGGCCTGCTGCTGCTGCCGAAAAAGCAGCTTCAGCCGGCGCAGGCGCAGCCGCTTATTGATTGGTGGAAAGACAATTTCCAGGGCAGCAAGAACGCCGGCAAGCCCGCCATTATGCCGTTTGACATTGAGGACGTGAAAGAATTTCAGCGCGCCCCGATGGAAGATGACGTCATGGTCGCTGAGACGATTCAGAAGAAAATCGCGGCGGCGCTCGATGTGCCGCTGCCCATGCTCATTGGCCTCTCTGAAGCCACCTACGACAGCGCCAATGACATTCGCAAGTCATTTTATGAAGAGACCGTTATCCCGGCGTGTGAGGCATTGGCTGAGGAATACAACCGCGAACTGCTGCCTTTCTTTGGCGATCCGGCGCGCGAAACCTTTGCCTTCCAGTATGACACGATCCTGGCACTGATGGAAAATCGCGCTGAAAAAGCCACCATCGCCAACAGCCGGCTAAGCGCTGGCGGCATCACATTGAATGAGTACCGCCGTGATGCCGGGCTGCCCACGCTCGATAAGGGTGACGTGTTCTATATCCCGTTGGGTTTGCAGCAGGTGCATGTGAGCGCGATAGGGCAGTCCTATACCCAACAGCCAGCGCTGCCCGCCCCGGATGTGACGATTGAAACGCCGCCGCCCGATGATACGCCCACCAAAGATGCTGGGCATCCGCTCTACATCAGCCTAAGCCTTGCCGGGAATGTTGATCTCCAGGCCTTGCAGCAGCGCCTCAAAGCGCTTTATGCAGATACAATAATCAACTGGTCAAAGGCGGATGATTATCATGTCACGCTGCTGTACGCGCCATCGGCCAATGCCCAGCAGATTGATGCTATCCATGCTGCTTTGAAACAGGTGAGTGTGCCGGAAATGGCGCTGTCGATTGGCAGCTTGCGCACATTTGATACCGTCGGAGAACACGCCCTGCATTTTCGCATCCGGCGCAACACCGACCTCCTGACGTTACAAGAGCAGATTTACGATCTGGCGCAGCAGGAAGGCGTGGCGTCCAGCGCTTACAGTATTCCAGAGCGCTATATCCCTCACGTGACAATGGGCTATTGCACCGAAAAAGTGAAGTCGGTCATCTTCGATGGCAAGCTAAGCGTGCAGCCCGATGCGCTTATGTTGTATGCAGGGGATGATCTGTTAGAGCATATCCCGGTAGACATCCCGCGCCAGACGCCAGACGACGAATTGCAGGCATGGGAAAAGAAAGCCATCAACAAAGGCGCAACCAAGTCTTTTGTAAACATCGCGCTCCGAGACGGCATTGCCGACGGGCTGCGGGAACGTTTGGCCGCCTGTGTGGATAAAGCCACCATCAAAGCCGCCTTTGCCTGGGCGCATGAGGAACTGTCAGAAGACCATGAAGTTTTAACCCTATGGCCTTCAGTCAAGGCTTACCGAAACACCCGCGCGGCCTTCGTGGATGAGATGCTGCGCATTATTGGCGCAGCGCAGAAAGACGACACCAGTCGCCGCCAGTTTGCCGGTGCAATGCGTGCGGCCTTGCGCCGCTACGGGTTGGTGGCCTTCCGGGATGGCATGAATCAGGCTGGCTATGATCCCGAAAGCCTGGGCGATAAGGAACTCAAGAGCTTCCGCGAATGGCAGGCTGAGCAGTCGGCTTATGTGACCGGCTTCGGCGCTGAAATCTTTCGAGCGGGGATTACCGAAGCGCAAGTCCAGCAGCGCGCCTATATGTGGGCAGATGTTTCGCTAGAGGATGCTCGACTGCGGGGTATTGAAGCAGCCGACGCGGGTCTCATGATGGAATGGGTACTTGGTCAGGTGCAAGAGGAACACTGCGACGATTGCCCTAAACTGGCAGGCACGATCCAGCCGATTAGCGTTTGGCGCAAGTCCAACGTGTTACCCGGTTCAGGCAAGACCGAATGTAAGCAGGGCTGCCAATGCACACTAATGCTGCGCAAGGGCGCTAAAGCGGTTGGCAGTATTGACTGGATCAAAGCCCATCATGTACCGCACTGACCTGGTTCTGAGTGACCGCGATTT